TCTGCCTTATTAGAATAGAGTGTAACAACAATCTCATCATTAATATAAGGATTGTCTTGAGTTCTTAGATCATATAATTGACCATGACTATTAATTTTACCCCATGCTACCGCTTGTAAATTCTTATAATAATTATATTCTTCTCTTAATTTTTTAAGTTCATCCTTAGCATTTTGCACACTAAACAATTTAGGAACCAATCCTTGTTCAGCACACTTTAGGATATAATCAAGAGGGTTAGCATGATGATCCATTTTTATTCCTTTATTTAAGATAGGAGTGGTGGGAGTCGAACCCACACTGTACGGATTTTAAGTCCGTTGTCTCTGCCATTGGACTACACTCCCAAAATAACACTGACCACAAGACCAAATTAGAGGTTGATTAATTGTGAGCCTCTGGTTTAGATCATTGTAGTCAGTGTCTTATGGTTTAAATCAACCGTTTGTATGAGCCTTGAGGCGACGTACAATGTCTGCCATAGCCTCAACATTATCAACCGTCTTAGTAGGCTTGGCACGTTCCATAGATGGAAGTTCAACACCCTTCTTAGCCAGACTAGCCTTTGTACGAGCATAACGAGCCATCGTACTAGCAATCTTTTGACCAGTCTTAGCGGCAATTTCCGCATAAGTCTTGGACGAAAAAACTGCCTCAAGAAACTGCTCATCACTGCAACGAACACGCTTCTGCTTTTCAACCGTAGTAACATCTGCCATAATCAACCTCCAAAAAAATCCAAACTTACTTCACGGTTTCAGTCACGCGACTGATTCATTCCCGTGTTGTATCCTCATTCTACCATAGGTTATCGGCTTGTCAACAGCCAGACCTTGAATTATTTTTCGTTGGGTAGTGCGATTGCTAAAAGTAGATAAATCCAGAATATAGCACTAAAACTAGCCAGAGTACCAAATACTGCTAGTATTCTAATGATTCTAGAATCTATTCCTAGATATTCTCCTAGTCCTCCACAAACACCAAAAAACATTCTATCAGAATATGATCTTGTTAAACTATTCATACGAGATAAAATTCCTGATGATTATTTTCTTCGGTTTCTACGCCAAGATTAGATAGAATTACTTTGAGATTTTCATTTTGTTCATCTAACTTCTCAATAATTTCGTTGGCCTGTTTTAATGCGACTGTTAGATGATAAACCTTATTAGCCAACTCATCTGCCACATAATTCTTCATTATCATAAGTAGCCTCCTGTATATTATTGAGAGACAATATTAATTACACTTTTTCTTTTTCTTCTTAAAGATTCTATCCCAATTTTTATCCCAAGTTTTTTGATCTACAGTTTTTGGTCTACGTTTAGACCCTTTTCCATTCGGATTATTATTTTGTGTCATTTTTTAACTATAATTCCAGTTCCCCAAGGTTCTGTCATTTTTATGATATTTTGAATTTGGTCTTGATATTTATTAGTAAATTCATCAAAACATTTATCTAAATATTTGTGTTTAACATGATAAATATCATGAAATAATATAAATCCATTAGATTTACATAAAGGAAAAACATTAATAAGATCGGTCATACCACCATGATAAGAATGATCCCCATCTACTAAAATTAAATCAAAACTATTTATATACTTATCTAAGAGGGTTGGAATAGTTTTTTTACTATCACCATCTAAAAAAGTAATTGAATTATTATAATTTATTTCAGACAATAAATCAGATATATGACTATGAGAACCTCTGGAAGTACCACCATAATGATCCCCCCACATATCAGACACAACAATATCTATAAGATAAGGATTATTGACAATAACTCTTTTTAAGGAGTCTCCTTCTCTTGTGCCTATTTCTAGGTATTTTATTACTTTATAGTTTTTAATATGATATTCTAAATATGACCATAAATCCATATGTATTATTCTCTATTAGGTAGACTCTAAAACAAAACTCCAGTATCGACTATCTTCCTTATTTTGCAGATCATCCCAATAAATGGATCGTGCAATATAAGATGGAACCTTGTGCTTACCACAGTTCACCATCCAATGACGCTCCATCTTTTTATAAGTATCAGTCCCATTCTTACTCTTATTATATTTAAGATGCTCCATATCGTAAAGGCGAAGTTGATGAACATCTCCACACAATACTCTTGCTTCATTAGGATGGATCATTTCAAGAGCAAAACTAACCTTAGCCAATCCAATACCATTAATTTTATTCACAATAGAATCACGCTTCTTAACATGACCCTTTTTAGTAGTAAAATAAAAGTCTTTAGGATTGGCCCAAAACTTAGTAGCAAAATCCCAAATATACTTTGTGCGATTATTATGTAGACCAACTCCACTCTTATGGAGTTTTTCTCTCAGAACATTCTCGTCATCAACCCACTCGCTAAAATTCTTGATAGCATTATATCCAGCACAGTTTCCCTTCCATGTAGTATGGACGCTGCAATATGCAAAGAGATAGCGTCGAAAAATATCCTCAACATTTTGTGGACGCACACTCTCCCAATATTCCTTATATGCTACAACCTTATCTCTAGGAAAAGTAGCAAAGAAAGTATCGGCCTTAGTCTTATCAAGAGTTGTATTCTGAACCGGAATCACTGTGTTCTCAACAATCATGGTTTTCTCCAATGGGTATGCTGTGATTCTACACTACTGGTATCGGCTTGTCAAGACTCGTTTCTTTAAACGGTTCTCGCAGCACCGTGTAGGATTTTAAATGTGGGGAATCGTAGACTGATGCCACCATCTTGGTTTTCGCTCTCACTAAAATACTGAACCGTAATAATCTTTCCAAGAATCTTTTTAGGATTCTGATAAAATTCTTGACGCTGCTCAATAGTAAATCCACTACCAACTCGCACAAGATGATCTTTATGCTTGATAGTAACACAACTCAACATAGTTTCTTCACATTCAGCCCCATTCTTTACATAACGAAATGGCCCCATTTCTGTGTCGATTACTTCATATTCGTCATCAAAAAACTTTTTAACTTTGAGTAGGTCTTTGCTACGCTTACCTTTATATGGTTCGTCTGCTCGTAGCATTACTCCTTCCCAGCCATAATCATTGCCTCGTTTTGTCCATTCCGCAAAATGCTCATCGTCTTTAATAAGTTCTTGACCAAGCACACTAAGACAAGCACAAGTATTGTCTCTCATTACTTCTCGTAGATTATTATAGCGAATAGAATATGGACGATTCTTCTCGCCCTTCTTGCTATAAAATTCATCGTGAGTAATCATATCAAAAATCTTAAAAGATGGATTAGGAATAGTATGATCTTTCTTCTTGAGTTGTTTCATAACTCCCTGAAAATCCTCATTACCATCATCATCTACCAGACAAAGTTCTCCATCAAATACTACATTAGTAATGTTAAGAGCCTTAATGCCATCCCTAACGATGCCAAGAGTATCAAATTCCTTTCCTGTGCGGGAATAGAAGGTAGTATCACCATTACTATCAACAATCCCAATACATCTAGCACCGTCAATTTTTCGGCTAACATACCATCCATCCTTCCAATCTACCAGTTTAGGCTCATATTTATCTGCCAGAGCAACACTAAACTCTGGAATATGGTCAGGAATAGCCTTATTGATAATCTTATCACCAGCACGAGTTTTCAAATCCTTGTCAATAATACAATGGATAAGTTCCTCGTATTCAGAATAATGCTCAATAAAACTATTCACAGCAGAGATAGCATCATGTCCAGTAATTTTGCGACTCTTTAGAGCGTCAAGCAAATCAAAGAAATTTTTGTATTCGTTCTTTCTTGCTACAAGATGATTCTTCTTCTTGAGATTATCACTAGTGACATTATATTGCCACAATGGATGATAAGTATAAAGTAAAATATTTTTAGTGAAAGATGCTGCGGCACTATTATGTCCGCAATAATCCAAAATAATTCCTTCCTTATCTTTAGTGCTGCTTGTAGCACGAAGATCACGAACCATTCCCATAACATAATTAAAATCGTGAATCATTCCAAATAGTCTCCTGTGTGTATTGCCATTCTACACTAGCGTTATCGACTTGTCAAGCCACCCTACTTGAATCCTTCTGTCTGGACAACAGATTATTGAGAGTATCTACAACTCCATTTATTAATACTGGTAATTCATCAGCACTAATATCGCTTCTTAGTAGAACATAATTAAGAGCATTTAAAACTCCTTGAGCATTATCTCCTAATTGACCAATACCAGTATTGCACTTATCACAAGCCCAGCCTCTAAACTTTTTAGTTTTTTTACAGTGATCTAATCTTTCGCTGTTTTTTTCTGAAAATAACTTATGACAACATTCACAGTTATTTGGTACTGGTGGTGCTTTTTTTCTTATCTTATATCTTATCTTAGTTTCTTTTTTAACACAACTTTTACATCTACTATCCAGACGATCTTTGTGTCCTCTATGTTTAGAAAAGGATTTACTATTTTTTCTTTTACCACAATAAACACAAATTTTTCTACTCATATTGGACGAGTCGGGAGTCGAACCCGAGTCTTAGCATAATTAAAATTATATCTTCTACAAGTTTATTATGTTCATAAGTTTTATGAAAGATTAAAGAACAAACAACATTCATCTTTCCGTACCAACTAATCTCAGGCTAGAACCCGTTGGCTATTCTAGCAGCCGAAGGATTTTACATCAATCTTTTGAACGCTACCTTCATCGCTTTCTAAGATTGTTGCTACTCTTTTTTATCAGGCAGCAAGGGCTAATTGATTTACGCCAATTAAGCGTTTGGTCTGCTTTTAAGGAGGCCAACAGACCAACCTCCACTTGCTAATATAATTCTCCTTATGTAATCGAAACCATTTCTCGCCCTATTTTTCACTACCCTCATCAATTGGTATGATATTAGTGATCGGCCCAATACCTTCAAGTTTATCAAACATTGCATTTAGTTCGGATTCTCTTATAGAAATTATACTAGACCCACATTGTTGAAAATATATTTCTTCAACGTATTCCATAGTATAAAATTGAAATACATTCAAACCCACACTCAAAGCAAAACCAATCATCAAAATAATATCAAAACAAAAATGTCTCATAATAATCTCCTGGGTTAATAGGGCGTGTTGGAGTCGAACCAACCTTTTGAATACCTTATAAGAGTATGTGCAACTACCGGCTGCAACGCCCCATAATTATTGTTGTTGTTCTAATTCATTCAGTTTTTTTTCAAGAACCTCTATCTCTTTATAATACTTCTGACAAGACTTGCAGAAATCCGAAGAAATATAATCTCGTATGTCTGCAATTTTATCCTTTAGGTTTCTTATTTCGTTTTCTTTTTGATTTAGATTCATTTTTATTCTCCGTCCAGAAAATCATGGTATTCTCTTTATCGCTCCATGCACACTGAACCAAGTCTTTAGCAGCAAGTCTTGCTAAACCAATATTATGAATCCATACACAAGTTTGTTCAAAAATTTCACCATTCGCATTTTCATCTAGCATCGGCCTATTTTCTTCATCAAAACCAAGACAGTTTTCTTTAACGAGATTAATCATTTGACCAATAGAAATATACTCATTAAGATCATCGTCATAAGTATCACAAATATTTTTGGCCGCACAGACCCTCATTTCTTCTGCATAACCTTCTAAATTAGTAATAGCATAAACTTCGCTCATGGTATTCTCCAATTAGATATATTTCTTTACACCAGAACCAGACTGACTATCATTAATATGGTCAATTGTATCTTGCATATTACGCTCTCCCCTAGAAAGCCATCTTTCATCCTCATATAGTGCTGTGATCATTTGAGGAATCCAATGCTGATAAGCAATATCGTACTCTTGAGGAAAATAATCTTTTAAAATACGCTCAATATGGAACAGATTTTCACTGATAGAATCTCTGTGGTCAATTAGTTTATTTAATTGATATTTTTGATCATTAGTTAATTGTGTCATACAACTTCTCTAGGTTTAAGTTTGAGCAACTTGTGTTTAGTTTTCCAAACTTTAGTCTCTTGATTCTGAATATCTCCACCCATATAAATATGGCAGAAGCCTTGGTATTTGTCAAGTCCATAAGCAAGGATTCCATTATCATCAATACTCTCAACAAGAAATCGTCCACGATAACCCATAGGGATAAACTCCCCCTTGCTAACATAGTATGGGCCACCAGCAACCTTAATTTTATCACCCTTTACCAGATCCCGCCAATTAATATCACGAATAATCTTGGTATTTTTCTTTTCCTTACTCTGGCATTTGAAAATAAAAGGAGTATTGCATTGTGGACACATAAAAGCACGGGGGCCAGTCAAATGACCACACTTATCGCAAGTCTTTTTACCTTTAGGCATTTTCAGTCTCCTGTGTTGTTGTCGTTATGCTCTAAGTATAGCACACTAATCGGCACTGTCAAGCGATGC